CATGGGATTACAAGTGATTATGATGTCGATAAGGAATTTGAAACAATAACTATACAACTTGATCATATAATCAGCGAATGGGAATTCCGACAAGTATCCACCAATTTAGCATGTAAGAATAGAACAATTAATGATATTTTTAGTACTCTTGATTTTCGATATTCAAATAAATGGCATTTAGATTATTTACAAAACTCTTCTCAAAAAAGAATAGACTATGTATATAGTAGACAAAACAAACTTGAGGCATTAACAAAAACATGTGAATTAACAGATGATATTTGGTGGAGAGTTGGTTTTAATTTTGGTAGAAAATTAGAATTTGGAACTTTTGGAGAAACTAAACCTGTTCAGATATCATCCGTTAGAAATGCGCCATATCGTTTAATTAGCGAACCTAAAATTGACTATCAGTTTGATCAAGTAATAAATATGGCTACTGTATATGGAGAAAAATCAGATAGTGGTATGTCTAGTATGAGTTTGCGTGAAGTTTATTTAGAACCACATACACAGATAAAAGGATTTCCAGTTCGTGTTCTTCGAAAAGGTATCAATAACGAACGTGGTTATGATTATATCAATCTTGCAAAGATTGCTTCTAATAATAATGTTGAATACACAGTAATTGATGAACAAAGTGTAAGAGATGAAAGTAATATATCTATTGAAGCGAGTTATTCGTTTAATGATTTAGCACCATTTGCAGTAAATGATAAAAAAATTAGTGATGAAGATAGAAATAAAGCAACTAGAACTGCATATGAAACAGCGGTTAAAAGATTAAAACAAGCAAGAAGAAAATACTACATTGATATCACAACAACTGAATTACCGTCTGACATTAATGTCGGAGATCAAATTCGTTTGCTATATGATAACAATAAATTAATAACAGAAGGATGTTCTGATTATCAAAAAGAAATCATGAAGATGAGTGATTGGTACTATATTTTGAAAATTGATTACAATTTTGATGAAACAGGATTAGAAACAAATAGACTGACTTTGAGTAAAAATTTATCAATTGAGCGGAAGGCAGATGAACGATGATGAATTATGATGATGCATTGATTAAAGTAGCAGAAAGAACTCAAAACAATCGTAAACAAAATCGACAAGATACGATGCAACGTAGACATCAGGTCACTGAAATCTATGGTCAAGAATATACTGCTCAAGGGGATTCAAATACACCAGCCATTGTTTATTTGCCTGTAAGTAAGGACCTTGTATATCACGAAGTTATGGAGCTTCAAATTCGTATTTCTGGATTTGAGATGCCTGTTAAAGGTGGAGAAACTACAAATGCATCATTAAAATTAACCAATACCAGATTAGAAATAGGTAGCACGAATATTCCACCAAATAACCATAGCCATTCATTAAGCCCAAATCCACATACTCATGAATTAAATCCAAATCCTCATAGTCACAGTCTGAGTGCTGGCATTCAAACTTTTCCTTCAACAGCCACCGAATTCCGATTGGAAATCAGTGGAGTGGATATCACAGATGCAATAAAACTAGAGTATCCATCAAATTGGATAGATGGTAATGGTGTCTTTCCTAAAAGTGACGATGGATTATTGCATTATAATCTTTTAGGTATATTGCCACATTTACAGCCATGGCAACAAAACGTTATTTTGTCGAGTGGGTTAAAAGAAATAAAAATATATGGCAATGGAGTGTTTAAAGCAACTGTTGCAGAATTTTTCAAGTTTTCACATAGAAATTAGGGGGTAGCTACAATGGCAGAAAATAAACAAGCTAGTGAAGGGTTAGCAGAAGATTTAATTAGAAGCATGGTTCAAACAGCTTCTATAGAACTACATTTAAAAACATTGGTTGAAAAAAGGCAATCTGAAATGGATAACGGTTTAATAGATACTAATGATTTCAATCGGGTTAATGAGCAGATCGACGTATTAAAAAATTTGAAAGAAGAACTGTTTGAAGTTACTGAACAACGTCGACAAGATATGCGTACGCTATTTGATTTATTTGAAGGTAAAGGTGATAAGGAACAATGGTGTATAGTTAAACACGCTGCAATGGCAATGTATACAGCTTTTGAAGCTTGGCAAGCCAGTGATAACGATCGTTTACTTTATCAAATATGTATTGAAAAAAATGCTTATTTCATCAAAAAAATCACTCAATTTACAGGAGTACCCATTACCGAATGTGCTTCTTGCTTTAGCGATATGATGAAAGGGGCTATTGATGATGAGGGTTAGAAGCTTTTGTTCTGATTGTGGCAATATAGGATTTAGTCCATGTGAATCAGATGTAAGTATTTGTTCATTTGAACGTGTAGATGAACTACCAGCTATAGAAGCTGCTGAAGAATGTGTTGCGTATATATTGCCAAACAATAGTGCTCATGTTTTATCCTTTGATAAAAAAAGTTTTACAGATTTTAAAGGTCGAAAAGGAGACAAAGGCGATATTGGTCCACAAGGTCCAAAAGGAGATAAGGGGGATATAGGCCCTAGAGGCCCAGAAGGTTTACAAGGAGACATTGGACCACAAGGAGAAAAAGGAGAAACAGGCTCGCAAGGTCCGATTGGTTTAAAAGGACCTAAAGGTGACAAGGGGGATACTGGTCCACAAGGTCCAAAAGGTGAAAAAGGAAACGATGGTGTTCCAGGCGCAAAAGGAGAGCAAGGACCTAAAGGTGATACGCCTGATATAAGCAATTTAGTTACTAAAACACAGTATACAAATGATTTAAATAAAAAGATTGACAAAACGGCATTTAATGCTGTTGGTCAACATATTTCTTACAATGGAATTACTATTCACATTCAAAGATCAAATACAATTATTACATGTAATGTTGAAGGAATTTTTAAAAAAGGAAAAGCCAATGGTTGGCATGGTGTGGATACCTATATTCAAGCTAGCTATAGACCTCAAAATATGATTATTAAAATACCGTTAACCTTAAATATAGGCAATACGATTCAAACAAATAAATATGCAGCAATACAAATAGAAACATCTGGTCGAATTATGATTCGAGTTTATGGACTTCAAAATGATGATGTAGAATTTGGAGGGAGTGCAACATGGATAAGATAAAAATATGGATTACAATGGACGAAAATCAAATGCTTACGGACTATTCGTTTATTGCTAAGAAAAACTATATTGAAATTGAAGTAAATGAAGAGCCAAAAGATTATTTGAACTGGGGTTTACGCAATGGCAAATTAGTTCATTATCCTGATGATTTAAATGGCCTAACAAATAATAGAACAACTTCTTTTGTTGGGAATGTAATGTTGAACTTTGCGGTTATTTCTTGGGCATTGTCTTATATACCACTAATCGGCAAAGTTATTTTAGATTATCCTAAATATGCAGATATTAAAGCTGAATACGGCTTACTTGGATTGACAGATGACAATATGAAAACATTTGTTAGTTACAAACGAATTACAGAAAAACAATATGAAGAAATAACAGGAAACTCCTACAAAAAATAAGTTGGTGAGAATATGTCTATAGGAGAGATTATTACAATTATAACGTTTGTAGGTGGTATTATCGGTTTTTTAATAAAAAATTATACCTTACTACAAAAACTAGATGAAACAGTAAATAAGCTTAATTTATTAATTGATCAAACTAAAGAAAAACAAGGCTTAGTAGAGGATGAAGTAATAAAATTAAATGAACAAATAAAATCTTTATGGAACAATTTAAAAGAAAATAACGAAAGAATACGAGATTTAGAACGGAGGGGCAAATAATGGACTTTTCTAAAATTGAATTGATGCCATTAGTGGTGCTAGGGTGTTTAGCTGTCGGGTTTGTTATTAAAAATACTAATATATTAAAAGATAAATATAATCAGTTTATTCCTTTAATTGTATTCATTTTAGGTATATTAATCTCATGGTGGATACAAGGTAAAATCACACCTGAAAATACAATATATGGGGCTTTAAGTGGATTAGCAAGCACTGGCTTACATCAATCTTTTAAAAATTTTATAGGAGATGATAAAAATGACATTGAACGGAATTGATATTTCTAGTTGGCAATCAAATATTAACGTAGGTAAAGAAGGTGTCCCTGCAGATTTTGTTATAGTTAAAGCTACAGGAGGAACAGGATATATAAATCCTGACTGTGATAGAGCATTCCAACAAGCCATTAGCAGTGGGAAAAAAGTAGCTGTATATCATTTTGCGAATGAGGTAGGACTTGAAGGGACAGCGGAACAAGAAGCTGAGTTCTTTTTAAAAAATATTAAAGGTTATATCGGTAAGGCCGTCTTGGTTTTAGACTGGGAAAGTACTAATAAAGGAGACGTTGCTTGGGCTAAACGTTGGTTAGATTATGTTCAAGGTAAAACAGGGGTAAAACCTATGTTTTATACTTATACCAATGTTTTACAATCATATAATTTTAGCTCTATTGCAAAAGCTGATTATGGTTTGTGGTTAGCTGATTACGGAGCAAATAATCCACAAGGATATTCCCAACCTACTCCGCCACCAGTCCCTTATTGGAATTTTATTTCAATGTATCAATATACGTCAAATGGTCAATTGCCTGGCTGGAATGGTCGATTAGATTTAAACGTATTCTTTGGTGATAGAAGCATGTGGGACAAATACGCTAATCCCAAAAGTAATCCAACACCCGCTCCTCCAGTTCCTCCTAAACCTAAGCGCCGTTACGGATATAGAGTAGACGATTTACAATTTGTAAACGGTATTTGGCAAGTAAGAAATGATGTATTGGGGCAGCCGGACTTTGATTGGACAGAAAACGGAATTAATGTTGCTTATATTGATAAGATCGATCCGGCAACAGGAGAGAATATGCCAGATCAAGAATTAAAAGTCGGAGACTATTTTGCTTTTCAACCATCTTCTGTAGGGATCATTACCGAACAATACTCTTTAAATGGGAAAACAATCTCGCATGTTCAATTCCCAGATGAATTTATTTGGTTGTACACAGAAAGTGTTGGGAAATTAATCTATGGGTAAATGTTTCATCTGGTTACCCTAGAACTATCTGTTTAAATTAGTATGACTTATCAAACTTTAGCTACATTATGTACTAGTAAATCCCTACCTCTCGCAATGAAATGAGAAGTAGGGATTTTTTATAAAAATAG